TTGAGGCGTGGGGTGAGCGGGCGGCATTGTCCGGAAGGTTGAGTGTGGCCGACCAGCGTTTGGCCGAGGCCCAGGCGCTCATCATGCAGGGTGTCGCCGTAGAGGTGACCAAACGAGAGGTAATTTACCGTGAACGGATCAAAGACCCTGTTGTGCATCGCTGCGTTTCTGATAGCGGGTTGCTCCAGCTCATCGACGCCGCCAACGGCTTTGATAGCGCCAAGCGCTGACCTACTCGTGCCACCGGCAGAACCGCTGCCGACATGCTGCGACCCCGAGACTGCGCCGGCCTCCATTCGCCACAACGGGGCGTTACTGCTGGATAGTTCGGCGAGGCTGCGCAGGTGGCAGTTGTGGTGGGAAGGGCAGAGAAAATAATGCCTGCTGGCTAGCTGCGTGGTGTACTGGGTTGGGTCAACACGAGCCAGCGCAAACAAGGATATGATGAGGAAATGAAAAGGCCCGTAAGGGCCCTTTACTACTGTCACGCCTGCACAAAACACTCCCAATGGTGGCTAAGAAGATCACTATCAGGCATGCGCCAACGGTAATCGTTATCACCGTGAAATACATTAAGAACACTAATTGAATGGGACGGATTAGGCCCCTCCTGCTCTATAACCTTCAGATGCATCCCTTCAGGCCACTCCGGCAGACGGGCGCAAAAACCTTTAGAAAGAATCGTCAAATATGCGTCATTAAACGTCATGGATCACCCCCTTTAACTGGCAAGTTGAATTCGTACAAAAAGACCTGTCGCAACCCCAAAAGCCACCGTCTTATGTGCGGTTAGTGTCATCCCGTCTGGAGATATTTCAGCCCAGGTGCTCCCGGGGTTGGTGGGCCCAGTTGAGAAGCAAGTCAAGGCAATGTTGCCTACTGTCGGGACGCCCCTGGCATACCCGGCTGATGCCAGGTTAATAGACCCAGATGTTGCCCCGCCAGCAATTGGGACTTCCAACGTATCCTCTGTGCAAAACTCACCGTCATTTTTACCCCACAGGTTCCTAGACGTAGGGCTATTATTGAATATTAGCCCCCCACCGATTGTGTTCCCGTCAATCTGGTTTCCTCCACTGCCAAACATATACAGCGGGGTCGTCGAATTAATCTGACAGTCCTTGAGAGTATTAAATCTACTGCCATTAAAATAAACCCCGTAACCGTTCTGGTTGCTTATTAGGGTTTTAGATATTCGCGCTCTGCCGTTTAGGCTCCCTATTCTTATGCCGCAATCACCTGGGTTGCCATTGAAGGTCGTCATAGTTATGTGGTCGATTGATACGCATGTCGTCCTTTGCGACGCAACAGGTCGCGCCTCTACGCCTATAAACGGCTGCCCCACCTGCCCGGCGTCACCAGCTATCCAGTTAGGGGCTATTGTAGGGTTACCATCCCAGAAGCGATAGCGGACACCACGACTGCGACCGTAGTCAAGGTCGGCCCCGTAAATACCTCCGGCGAGCATTGAATCTACGTCAACCAAGACATCAAACCCGAACACCAGAACCGACGGGGTTATTGTGCAGCCCTCAGGCCGGGCAGCCACTGACGGGGTGTAATCCGTTGACTCTATGTACTGAACGCCAATGCACTCCCCGCTTACCAGAGCACCGTTACCGCGAATTAACTTGGTTCCCGAGCCGACTTCGTTCGATACGCATCGACCTCTGAAAATAATTCCATTGCACACGTTTGTAGCGTTGAACGATCTGAAAGTAGAGTGCCACAGATTTTTGGCATCCACTGCAGTTTTGAAATTGAAGATTTGAATATCTTCAAAAGAAACACCGGTGGTGCGCTTGCTGACGTCCTGGCTCGGGTCCACCCTAATTGCGGTATAACCGGCAGAGTTTGCCCCGCCTCCAAGCAGGGTGAAGCCACCAAATTTACGGCCACCTACCGCATCAGATGATGTGAATTTAATTCCATCGCAGCCAACTGGAAATAGTTCAGCCACCGAGAATTCCCCAGTGACGCTACATACAGGACCAATGGTTGGGGTTTGTGTGTACCGGTATTTACCTTTCTCAATGTGAACGTTGAGTGATTTAGATTTTGCGGCATCGAAACAGCGCAAAATGGCGTCAGTGTCATCTACGTCATCGCCCTTTGCGCCAGCGAGATATGGGGTAACTTTTTTCTGGTATTGACGTACCCATGCCCCAGTCGAACCAGATGGTTTAAATATAAAAACCCCATCGTCTATTAAGGCGTTGTCTTCCACCCAGCGGAATTTACCGCCACCATTTGGGGGTGAAGTCTCTGCCGCCCACCCAGAGTTGTAGGACACGAGCACCGCCGTCTGACCGACACTACCTCCTACCGCGCGCATTGCTGTAACACTATCGAAAGCACTAATAGCACTGCGGTCAACGAACCCCCCACTCGTCGGATTGGTGCCAGCGGCAACTGGACCAGATGGGCCTGTGTACCCCTTCCCTGTGGCTAGGTCGATGCCGACATCATTTTTGTTGACGTAAGTAAATCCTTCTTGGAACGTCCCCACTACGCTGTAACCCGCCTCCGCATAGCTGCGGCGATAGAGCTCCATCATCTGCAGATCTGGCCTCGCCCACCCTTCCCCGCCAAGATTGGGATTAGTGGCGTTTCCATCAGAGACGTTTCTGAACAGAGATATTCCATCGTCACTGGATAGGATTGCGCCAATCGGATAGCCGCCAATAGCGGTTGCCAAGCTGGCATCAAATGTTGGCGTTCCTCCAGCTTGCATGTACTGCAAGATTTTCGTGATTTCGTAGAAAATCCCATTAAAGTCCTGACCAAACGGCGGGATTCCGCCAGCCTCTTTTGCCGTCATGTTGATGGCGGAGAAGCCCTGATCGAACCCGGCGCGACCGGTTGCCGGGTTCGCTGTTGGCGGGATTGGGTTCTTGAGCCCAGACTCGGCCCACGGGGTAATGATTTTGCCAGGTTCAGATACCGACATCGAATAGATCTCCATTGTTTAAAAGTGTGCCATGACCGAGCGGTTCAGAGCTGGCCCCAGCCTCACTGAAACCAAACAATCCGTCAGGGGCAGTCAACACAGTGGCGAGCACGCCGCCGGGGCGAGGTAAGGTGCCTTTTGACAGCACAGACCTTTCCCACGATTCTAGCGGAAACTCGAACACGTAGCGAATGGCCATGCCTTGCAGATCATTGACCCAGCACCGGCCGCGGCACGGGAATAAGTTCTTTAGAACCCCGTTCAGACTGCTCATGGTCGAGTCGCTGATGTTGGCAAGGGCCTTGGTCAAGATAAGCGTGCGAAATGCTGGGTCAGCCAGCCTGAAAACGTCAGTCTCTGGTGCACCAGGGTACAGCGTACCAAACCCGAAAGTCTGCCATGACTGAGTTTCGGTCGGCGTGCTGAAGCCAACGTAATCACCCACAGTCACTCGCAGGTATCTGCCGTCCTCGATGGCGACTATCCGGCCCCAGATGTCCAGCCCGAAACCCTGGGCGGTATCGACATTCCACACCACGTTGTAAAACTCATCCACCCATGAGGCGGAGAAGTATTCCGTGTTGTAGGTGATCAGCTGCTTGATGCGGGGGGATGCCGCATACTGCCTCATGGAGATCATACCAGCACCACCTCAATATCATCAGCTGACACGGTGGGCGCCTGGTCTATGCCGACAAGCACAGAGTCCTGATCTGCCAGCGTGGTGCCGACACGAACAGTTAGCACCTGCACCGAGTTGGCGATCTGGGCGATAGGGCCGTAGTAACTGGATGAATAGACCTCCCCTCCAATGCGCGCACGCTGGAATCCATTCAGGCCGTTGAACGTGTCGATCACCGATTGCTTGACCAGATCGGTGATGTTGAACGGAAGGGATGAGGAGTTGCGCAGCGTGACCTTAAACAGGATCGGAAGTGATGCCGGGCGCTCCCATGAGATCGAATACTCAGGGTACGGGAAGCCGACATCATTTTCAGTGTCCTGTACGGTAAAAGTGGTGTTACCGGTCAGGTTGCAGCCGCCATCCTTCTTGAGGAAGATTGCTTTTGCCACAGCCTCGTCGGTTCCACCTACTGCGGCGATGTAGACGCAGTGGGCGGGGATCTCGTAATTGGTTGGGCCAACGATAACTGGGGTTCCAAGGAAATTGTCATAGACATAAACATCTATCACCCCCGGAACATCCCACACCGATCCACGGATAGCGGCAGCCGAGCCGTGCGCATTCTTGGCGACAGACGCAAAGCGGCGCGCCTCGAACTCCGCTCGCGATTCGACGTTGGTACCGGTTACTGCGGCGCCTGCGTTGTTGATGGAGTCCCAACCAAGTGATGCCTGAGCGATCCGGTTCAGCTCTCCGATCCCTAGCTGTACAGGGCCAGGGTTGGTGCATGCAAACTCAACCGTGGCCACTCCGCCGATCGGGAATGCCACCGAACCACTGGAAGCCCAGTAAAGGCCGTTTACGTCGCGAGCCAGGGCTCCGGCCGACAGTATCGCCCCTGGCTGACCGGTTACGGTGGCCAGCACCACGGAAGCCGTTGCGCCCTTGCGGGTAAGGAAGTAGATCCGCCCGATGGCGTCTTGAAAGCGCCCCTCACTGGTTGCCGGGTCCACGCCAGCAACCACAGATGAAACTGCGGCGTTTGCGTCTGTGATGTTCTGGGTCAGGTTGTCAGCAAGGTGGGCCTGCGGCGTGGCGCTGCTGGTGACGTTGAGATTGCCGCCGAATGCCACGTTGTAGTCAGTGAGCACCCCGGCGCGAATGGCCGTAACCTGCGGCACGGTGATGCCTTGGTAAGTGATCGTGATCTTGGGCACATTAGACATTGATTTGGGTCCCGTCCGTCAGGGTGACTTGAATTTGCCCGGTCACGCCTCGGGCCTGGTCATAGATGAGCACTGGTGTTGCCGACGCCACATCAGGGACGCGCAGCGCCTCTTGCTGATACCATGCCGCCAGAGTGGCCTGGGCGGGTCGCTGGCCGAGCACCGACTGCTCATAGGGGATGCCGTCATCGGTGCTGTAGGGGGCCTCACCGCGCCACAGAAGGCATTGATTCGCCACGCTCTGCGCAACGGAATATGGGCCGCTGGCAATGGCAATCCCACCAGAGGCATCCACATCCAGATCCCACGTCGTCGGATTCAGAAAAATCGTGTCCATCAGTTCGCCTTCGTCAGTGTGGTGAGGTGTCCGGCCGTCATCTCTTGGCTGGGGGTGGGGCCGCCGCCGTGAGTGTGGCTGTTGAACAGCTCCACAAAGCGCTCGTCCACCAGCTTGCGCACATCGGCGCTCGTGTTACCCAGTTTAACACCGGATGTGTTGTGAACCAAAATCCCGCCATCGGTGATCTGGATGTAGCTGGTCGGCGTGCCATTGAGGAAGCCTCCAAGATAGAGTGCATCACTGAAATCATGCGATCTCCAGCTACCGGGAGGGGCTGCATCCTTTACCGACTTCACCGCCGATATGTCGCGGGAGCAGAAGCAGGCCATGCCAATGTCGCCCGGCGACGGATCCACGATCACCGCATTGGTGCCGCCCTGCAGGCGGAAATATGGAACGTTGCTGATGGTGCCGTGCTGCACGGTGTTGCCCTGGCCGTCCACCATGTCCACCAGCACCTGGATGTCCACCTGTCCAACTGGCGCGAGCCCAGCGTTGCGAACCGCCATCACCCGCACAGGGAGGGCCGTTTGCAGCTTAAGCATGGCCTGCTGAATGGCAAAGTTGAGGCCGTTCTGCTCGCTATCGAAATCTGACGGGAGGGCTAGGGGATTGTTGGTTTCTGCCATTAGCGGGTCCTCACAAACTGGCTGATCGCATTCGCGTTCACATACATGAACCACGCTCCGCCAGGGGTCTCGCAGTCGAGGTTTACGGCCACGCTGCGGACGTACCAATCTCCGGCGCACGGGGTTGCGCTGGTCTCCAGCTTTATCTGGCGCCCCCGGTAAATGCCAGGGTCGTACAGACACATGAAATCCACCCCAAGGTGAGTTGGTGTAGGCCATCCAACCAGCCCAAGATCGCTATTCATCACAACCGGATCCTGGCTGCGCGGCGTGCCGATTGGCGCGATGGCAATCAGACCTTCGGATGGCTCAACCCACAACTGGCAGCGGGCCATGTCGCACAGGGTGCGCAACTGGTTGAGGTATGACCCGCTCAGGTAGGCATCCGACACAGTGACATCCACGCCGTTATTTTCCAGCGGCAGTCCGATCTTCTTGCAGAGCTCCCCGGCGATTGCGGCCACCTTCTGCGGCCCTGGCCATGAAGTTGGCGGGTTGGCGTCAACGGACGATTGCAGGGATTGGTATGCCTCGATCATGAACGACACATCCGGCGCACCCATGTAGTCAGCGTAGGCGCTGCCGATGGTGCCAAGGAAAAGCGTGTTGTATTCGCCATCCGGGCCGGTAGCCTCCACCAACACCTCGTTGCGCTGCAGCTCGGTGTTGACGTAGTTAATGATGGTCAGGCGGTTCATCACGTCCTGAGCCAGGCCCTTGATGCTGATCCGCGCCGTGGCGAACTGCCACCCGCCAGGGGCGTTGATCTGCACGGACGAGCGGAACCCCTCATAGACAACGGTGTCGGGCTCGCCAGGACCAGAGAATGACCCTGTGCGCATCTTGAAGGTGAACCTCAAGCCTCTGGATTGAAAAGAAGTTGCCACCGGCTGCCCCATCCTGTGTAGTCGGGCGCGTCATCGCCCTGTGTGTCATTGACTGCGATGTCACCGATAAAGCCGGTGTACGGAACCCGCAAAATTGCCGACCGATTGACCATCAACACGGTGTCGCACAGTACCTGTCCGGCCCACGACGCGCTCAGGTACTGGCGTCCGCCAAGCTGACGCAAGTACAGCGTAACCGGCTGGCCTGCAAGCGTGACCTGCACGGTCTGGGCGGGCACGGCACGCAGGGGGATTTGCTCTATTGCCATAAGCTCCTCATGATCCAAAGGTTTCCGCTGGCGCAGTAACCTGGGAGTCCCACTGAATATCCTTCACTGGCTCGATAGCCTCGCCAAGCTGCACCCGGGCGGTGGGCGTGGGCGGCACGTTGTTCGGGTCGGCGATCTTGCTGTTGCTGTAGACCACTTGCGTCTCCCTGACCTCCTGCATCATCAGGTCGGCGACAATCATCCCGGCCCCACTGGATGCCCCGCGCAGGATCCGATATTCGACCAGCGTGTAACCGCTGTACCGCTTCTCTGGCATGACGATATCCCACTGAGTGGGTAGATTCAGGTTCTCTTGCAGCCAGTCGGTGATATAAGAGCGGGTCGAGGCACGACCCTCTTTCGTGACGCGCAACATCAGCATGCTAGGGTTGCGCACTTTGTTGTAGCTGGTGAAGCTGCCGCTCTCGATGGGGTAGCTTGATGCCTCGGCAGATCCGTTAATGCCCATCTCGACGATGGAATCTACCATCACCGGGCCGTCCTCCTTGCCCGGCTCGAAGATGCCCCACTTGTCGCCAGGGAACAGCGCAGACCACAGCGACCCGAGCGCCGAGCTCAGCACGCTGGTTATCGGCGCCGGTATCTTGCCGCTCTTGAGGACTGGAAAGCCAGGTATTCCGGCCATGTTGACTCCTTGGT